AGCCAGGTGCGCACCTCGGCAACGGTAAGTTCCCTGACCGTGACCGGGGCGCCGGCCAGCTCGACCACTTTGGTCGCGCCCATCAGTCTTCAAGAATGAGCGTGAAGTACTGCGACTTGCCGGCCGTGACGATCTTTTCGTCGGCTTCCATGGTGCCGGTGATCGACATGTTGGCGAAATCCTCGCCGATCAGGTCAAGACCTTGCGGTGCGCCCAGGCGAACCTTGTGGAACTTGCCGGTGGCATCCTTGCCATCGACCAGATTGACGCCGACGAACTTGATGGCCACCAGCGGCGCTGCATTGAGCAGCGCTTCGATGGTGGTGTGGCCGGTGGCCGTGGTTTTTTCTCCCCACAGCGCCAGCGCCAGGTTGGCGGCCGACAGGTCGCGAAAATCGATGGCCAGCTCGGCAGTATCGACACGGGCGAACGATGCGTAGTTGCCGCCCGCCGCGTTGCGGAAATTCTTGAGCGTCTTGCGGTCTTCGGAAAACGACGGAACGAGCTTCGAGACGTTGCCGACGTCGACGAAAGTCAGGGAATCGAAAGCGGTGGTATCGGACCACGGTGCGACGGACACGATGCCGGCGCCGATGAATGCTGACATGGCGGTACTCCTGAAAAGCCCGCTGGCGGGCAGTTGAATTCAGGCTTCAGTGTCTGCATTGACGGCGTTCGCCGCCTGTGGCCGGATTTCAGGGCGCGGAAAGGTTCTCGACGATGTCGATCACGACGACGATATTGGCCGAGACCAGCGCCAGCCCGTCCTGGCGCGGCGAGATCGAGCGGCCGCCGTAACGGCAGGCGATGGCGCGCTGGTCGCCGAAGGTCAGGTCGCCTGAAAACACGGCTTTCTTGAGGTCGGCAACGATCTTGCGGCCGGCCACGTTCGGGTGATCCGGGTCGCACACGGTATGCCCTTCGATCAGCCAGGGCAGCGATGCCTTGCCGTTGGGCGCCTGCATGCCGGCCGGCTCGTCGTCGTCTTCCAGCAGGACGACGCAGGGCATTTGCGTTTCGTCCAGACTGCGGCGCCCGTCGAAAATGCGCAGGCCGATGTCGGTCTGGTAGCCGTTGGCGATGGTGATCTGGGCCAGCCGGGCGGAAAGCTCGGCGGCGATCTTGTCTTCGATGCTCATGGTGTTTTTCCCAGTGCCTTGGCAAATTCGTAGCGCGCCTGGCGCAGCAGCGCTTCTTCCAGCTCGGTCTCGACATCCGGGGCGATGGCGTCGATCACGTTCCTGAACACCTGGTCGACCGACAGGCCGTAGAGGTGCTTGAGGTCACGCTTGCCGGTGCCGGTGCGGATGAACACGCCCAGGCCGTTGCCGCCTTCGGTCTTGCCGGAACGCAAGGGCATGAAGAAGGCGCCCGGCAGGCGCTGACGTGAGGATCCGCGCAGCTCCTTGACGGTGATGCCGGACGGCACCGAACCGGCGGCGATGTTGCGCGACGGGTCGCCGCTTCCGGCATGGATGCCCCACAACCTGCCGCCGTTGTGGCCGGTGCCGCGCTTGGCGCCCTTGTCCTTGCGCGTCACCTGTTTGGCACCATAGGTTTTCAGGGTGGTCGGGCGGCGGCGGGCGGCAATGACGGCCACGCGGGCGCCGGCATTCGCCTTGCGCAGCGCCATGCGCTCGCGCACATAGGCCGGTGTCAGATGGACGATGCTGGTGATTTCTCGCCGCGAGCGCGTCATGTTCTTCGCCGCCACGGCATTGACGGCGCGGAAGGCGGTTTTCTCGACGACATCGGCGCCGATGCCGAGCTCGCGGGCGACCTGTTCCAGCAGCTCCTTGTTGACGACGACGATGCGACTCATCGCAGCACCACGCTCACGGTATGGCCGTCGTTTTCCTGAATGGCGTCGACCGTGTAGGTCTTGGCATCGACCACCATGGCGTCGCCCACCTTCGGCAGCGGATCGACCGGCAGTGTGGCAAAGCTGCGATAGCCGGTGACCTGGCCGTATTCGCCGGTGACGGCGACGCCGTGCTCCAGGATGACGGTCGTCGGCAGTCCACGCAAAAACGCCTCCTGCCCGAGGCGGGCAAAGAGGCGTCGGTGCATTCTTGCGAATGCGTCAGCCATTTAGGCGACCGTGAGCTTGACGACAGAGCGCGGGCGGGTGCAGAGGCTGATCGGGTTGGACTGGGCTTCGAGATCGACGCCCTTGCCGAATTGCAGCAGCTCCTGCTTGGCGTAGTACGGCAGGCCGATGGTGTTGGCTGCCTCGACGTAATCCGCCGGGCCGTAGTGCGTGACGAACAGGTCGGGCACGCCTTCGGGCACCAGGTAGGCATCGCCGGAGGTGATGAAATCGATGCCGCCGACCGTGCCGCGATATTCTTCCCACAGAACGCCACCGAACAGGAAGGCGGAACGCACGTCCTGGCGCATCGTTTCGTTGGATTGCCAGTTGATGAAGAACTTCTCGACCAGATCGTGCGTGGTCAGCGCATCGAAAAATGCCGGCGAGCACAAGGCGCGCAATCCGGTGTACATCTGGTTGCCCAGCGCATCCTCGACCAGACGCTTGGCTTCCATGACCTTCTGGCGAACCTTGGTCGTCGAGGTGCCGAGCACCATGGACTTGGTTTGCTGCGACAGGCCGAACTGGCTGAACAGATCGACCAGCACGGTAGAACCGTTGGCGTCGAGGATCTGGCCCTTGAGCGCGCCGATGCGCTGGTATTCGATGGTCGCGTCGAGCGCGCGGCGCATCTTGCCGAGGCGCTTGGCGACGACGCTTTCGACCGTTTCCAGCTCGGTTTCGGAACCGAAGGCGCGCACGCCCTGGATTTCGTCGGCAAGGATGTTGGCGCGCTGCGGCAGATGGATGGTGTTGAAGGTCACCATGCTGCGCTTGTCGCCATTGACCGGCTTGGACAAGCCGCCGCGCTCGCCGGCCGGCACCATCGCCAGGGATTCGCCGAGCTTTTCGACGGAAACCGACGTGGTGCTGATGCCTTCTTCGGAGAACAGGCCAAGCGCACCGATGCGGCCGGGAATGTAGGGTTGTTCGTTGATCGCCTTGGTCAGCGACTGCAGGCTGAAGGCGTCATTGCGAAAAATATCGAGGGATGCCATTGCTGTTGTCCTTTCGGGTCTTGTCTGGCGGCCGCGTTAGCGGAGGATGATCTGGAGCGCGGCCAGGTCGGCCTTGCCGGCGGTGATGTCGCCCGCGTCATTGGTCGCCACGAAGGTCAGCTGCGAGGTGACGACTTCGGCATGGCGGGCGATGATGACGCCCTTCTTGTCGGCGCTGGTCGCATCGACGGCGGCATACAGGATGCCGGCGGCAGTCTGCGAGCCATCGGCGTTATCGTCGTCATAGGCGATGTACTTGCCGGAGGCGGAGACTTTGCCGACGACGGTACCGGCGGCCAGATTCTGGCCGGAGGCGATGGTGACTTCTTCGCGGCTGATCGAGCCGTTGGCTTCGGAGAGGATGAACTCGCCGGGGCGGAGTGCTTCGGTAAGGGCCATGATTCGGTTTCCTTATGATGGGTTAAGCGGATTTGCGGCGCGCCGCGTAGATCCCGGAGATGCTGATGACCGACTGCGGCGCGGGCGTCGGCGTGGGAATTCGGTGATTGGTCGGCATGGCGGCGTCCAGCGCCGCACGCGCTTCCATCAGTCGCTGGCGAACGCTGGCCAGCGGCAGACGGGCCTTGATCAGGCCGGCGGCAACCTCGGGCAGCTTGGCAGCGGCGCAGACGGCGACGACTTCCCTGGCTTCGGCGATGGCTGCCACGGCATCGGCTTCGGCCTTGATCGCCGGGTCGAGAATGAAAACGTCGGCATGCGCGGCCAGACCGGCTTCGGCGGAAAGCGCGACGATGCGGCTGGAAAGCGCGGCGGCGGGCGGGTCGTTCTTCGGATTGGCAGCCGGGTCGGCGGAATCCTCGCTGTCCGGTGCGGCGTCGTCAGTCCAGGTCGTCGTGGTGATCGTGGTCTGGATGATCGCGGCACGGACGTTGTCCGGAAGGCGTTCCGGGTCATAGCTGGCAGCGACCTTGAGTTCCGCCTGCAGCTCGTCGGCGAAGCCCTTGAGCACGGCTTCTTCGGCATTCAGCCAGGTCTCGGCATCGAGCAATGCCTTGATCTCGTCTTCCGGCAGGCCGGTGCGCTTGGCGTAGATGCCGATCAGCGAGGCGCCGATCTTGTCGAGCACGTCGGCCATCTCGCGCAGGTCGTCGGCGTTGCCGTAGGCCAGGTTGAGCGGGTTGTGAATCATCATGAAGGCGTTTTCCGGCATCACGATGGTGTCGCCAGCCATCGCCACCAGCGAGGCGGCCGAGGCAGCGACGCCCATGATGGTGACTTCGACGTTCGCCGGGTGCTGGCGCAGCGCGTTGTACATGGCCAGCGCGTCGAAGACGGCGCCGCCCGGCGAGTTGATCGCCAGCTTGATGGTCGTGGCATCGAGCGCCTTGAGATCGCCGATGAACTGCTTGGCGGTCACGCCGAAATAGCCGATTTCGTCAAAAATCGAAATATCGGCGGTCTTGGCGTCGGCCTTGGCGGTGATTGAGTACCAGCTCTTCATGGAGCAAATCCTTCAAACGTGAGATTGAGCGCTATCGTGTTTCCGGCGCGATGTTTCCGCCTGTGGGCGGATTTCAGTCGGCCAGCAGAAGCATTTCTAGCACCACGTCACGGACATCGGCGCCGGCTTCAATCGCCGATCCGGCGGCCATTTCCACGCTGGCCGGCAGGCGGAGCGCGGCGCTGGAATTGAGGTCGATGCCGGCGTCGACCGCAACCGATGCGGGCAGCGCCAGGCGCGCCGACGCGGAAACGGCACAGCGCAGGCGCAGCGCAGTTTCGGCGCGGGCGGCATGGCGCAGGCGGGATTTCTTGCCGGGTTGCAGCCCGCCGGACGGGAAGAAATCCGGCGTAGTTGCGGTATCGGAATCCCACAGGCCGAGCCTGCCGACCAGCGTCGGCGCCCGGCCGATGCCGAGGAAGGCGACGGCGCGGGCATCAAGCACGCTGCACCGTCACGATGCCGGCGGCTTCGGTCACGTCGCAATGCACCGGGCCGGCATCGATAGTGTCCGTCGTCTGCCCCAGCGGATTGAGCGGGTCGAGGCCGAGGCGCTGCCAGATTTCCAGGATCATCGTCGCCGG